AAAGCCTTTAACTTTGCAGCCGCGAATCTGGTGCCTCGTGGGACCAGTTCTTTCGCGCACGCCCGCTGTCCTGCAGCAGGGTCCACGCGGCAAGCGCTCAAAAGGGCAGCTTGTGTCTTGGAGATGGAGTACTTCCCTCGCGGGTTTCCATTTCCTGTCGTCTTTGACGGACACAGCTGCTCTTCCTTAAGAGCACAGTTGGAGCGCGTTCGCTCCGTAGTGGACAAGGCATTGTCCGATCCTGACCGTCGTTCTGCGAGTCAGATGTTGAAGAGCTGCCATCGGTTCTTCGACGAATCATGCCTTGTTTGCGATCCGGCGATCGCGGAGGCTGCCCGACGGAAGTGGGCCAACGTTGTTGGCCAGCCTTCCGGCAACCTGGACCGAGCGAGTTGGTCCAAGGATCCAGTTGGGGTACTCGTCCAGAAGGTCCGTCGACTTCTGGGCCCCAATTGGGGGAGAGGGTTGAGCCACTCGAGGGCCTCTTCAATCGTTCCTGATCAGAACGGTTGCCTCGAGTGGACGCGGAAGATGGGGGGCACTCTGGCGGCTCCCTTTGATTCTCACCGTCCCTTCGACGTACGTCGGGGGGTGGCGAAGACCAAGGGGAAGTTCCGAGTGGTCACCATGCAGTCCGCCCGTGTGAAGCAGGTGTTAGAGCCTGTCAACACTCACCTGTACGACTTCCTCTCGAGGAGGCCGTGGCTGGTGAGGGGCGAACTGAATGAGGGACACTTGGAGCCGGTGCTCAAGGACCTTAGGGAAGGCGAGGTGTATATCAGTGGCGACTTTGCGTCCGCCACTGATAACATCTCCCTCTCTCTCGGGAAGGCCCTTGGGGATCTCCTTTGTGAGTCCCCGCATCTGACGGAGGAGGAGCGTTGGGCCATCCGTGGCACGCTGGCTTGTGAGGACCGCTTTTGGGTATCCAAGAGCGGCACTCGACATGAGATCCGTCGGGGTCTCATGATGGGAAGCAAGCTCTCTTTCAGTCTGCTCTGTCTCATCAACAGGGCATGCTGGGAGATTGCCTGCGACCTTCGCCGGCGTGTCACGGGTGACTTCACGCCCCGGGCGGCCGTGTTTAACGGCGACGATTGTGCCTTCTGCGGAGATCCTCGGTTCTTCGCATGTTGGCGTGACGTTGTCGGGACGTTCGGCATGGTTGTGAACGAGGAGAAGACTGGTCTGTCAGCGGAATGGCTTGAGTTGAACTCCAAGTCATTTAGCGTCGTCAAGGGCGCCTTTGTGCCCAAACCAGTCCTGTCCGCGCTCCGCAACAACTCGCGCCCTGGGTGTGTGCTCACCGCTTTGGTGGATGGGTTCAAGGGACTGAAGAGGTCTACTCTAATGTGGGCGATTGCGGAACTTCGGTTCCAGATCACCCGCAAAGGAGTCGACCCCGGCTCAGTCCCTGCTGGACTCATCCGCCGTCTTTTCCGGAAGCGGTGGTTTAGAGCTGCGGCCGTCCACAAGCCCGAACTTGTGGAGCAAGGCGTCAAGAGAGCGTGGCCGGTGACATCCTCGGATGTCCGCCCGGCGTCAGGGTGGGAGGGGATTTACGATCACGCTTCGCGTGACCTTCTATCCTTTGGCGTTTCCCTCTTACGCGGAGTCCCGCTCCGCGCTTATGAGGTGAGCGCCCCCGCTTCTGGACGTGTCGCGCCGCTCGGTCCGCGGCTGAGTCTAACACCCCGGAAGTGGTGCTGGCGGTGGCCAACCCCACTTCTCAGGTACTGGACTCGTCTTGGCTACCCCGTTGAGACCATGCGTGGCGCTTGGCAGGATTCGCATCCCTGCCTGGCGTCCACCCGCATGATCAAAGCGAGGTACGTCGGGAAGCCCCCCCTCGCCTACCTATCCGACTGTGTGCGCCCTGACGGCGTAAACTACGTGTAGGAGGCGGTCCTGTAGTCACGAGGAGTCGTGTAGCGTGGAGTGTCCGGACGGCCCGGGTAGGGACCGGGTGAACCCCGAACAAGTGGTTCCAGAAGAGCGTCCGGAGGCTGTGGGAGGTAAAATCAGAGCGCACAGAAAGAGTCCTGCGGCTCCGTTACCCCGAGGAGCTTGAGCGTAGGTGGT